CCCTAATGCCCTCACAGGAGGAGGCGTTGCCATCTTAAACGCTTTTTGTCCTGCATCACTGACTTTTTTAAACCCATCCACCATCCGACGAATCGCAGTATTCACAGCGCTGTCGTTTAGTGTGACTTGTATTTCAGATCTATGTTGCTGTTGTGTCATGATTTACCTCGTTGTTTTGCCCAAAACTCTCGCTCCCATTGATCGCCAATTGGATCACCTGTTTCGCTTGGTGCATTGTCATTTAATTCTACACGAGGCTTTTCTACCTGCTCAAACTGCTCATTTGTTAATGTGAGTAACCAATACTCAAATCGATCATGAAAACTAAGCGAGGGCGCAAGCGGATCACTGTTTGCTTGTTTGAGTGGTGGAAGCGTAGCTTGTAGAAATGGAAACTCGGGACGCTTCCTCATCTGTCGCACTCTCTCCCATAACTGATCGAAACCACGCAAGAGCATGACTCTCGACCTCCCCTCTCAACGTAAACAAAAGATCGTCATCCTCTTGAATCCATTGATTTACCCAATCGGGCATATCTACGAGATACACTGAAACAGTTGCGAGAGCTGTGATGCGGGCTTGTGCATACTCAGAAAGCTGTGACCAAGGTACACCAGCAAGAATCGCAACTCGACGATCTATCATCATTCGACCATCGCCATCGGGAATACGAGAACGCACTGCACTGTCATACCGCTCCCCTGTTGGCGCTGTGTACGAAAGCGTCAATGTGATCTCTCGGGGAATCAATTGAACCTCATTTGTTTCGTTTGTCTCTGTTTCGTTGTTTAGATTTCGTAAATCCATGAAAAACCTCGTTTGATTAGAGACAAGTACAAATATAGATCAATTAACCTCGCTCATCATAGATTCGACGAGCTTGAAATGAAGCGTTTACTGTAACAATTGAACCACTTTGCACTTGCCAAGCTCTCGATTCACAACGAGCCCCCTCGACTCGCCACACAGGAACATCGCTTATTTGATCATAAACCTCAAGTGTAATCTCGGGGAAGTTCAGCACGTCAACCGTTTCGCCTCTTGGCATAATACCGAGTTCATTTAGAGACTCGTTAGTGATGCGTACAAAATCCGCTTGTACTGAGACAACACGACTCACAGGAACGATTTCCTTGGAATCAATGTTCCCAAGCACATCGACTCTCTGTAGTTGGATTTGCTCAGATGCACTCACACCAGTGGCGAATCCGATCTCTGAACCGTTGATGATCAGTTTTGCTCTTGCTCCGCTAAATACGTCAGCCATGATTTACTCCTAAAATCGTTGAATAGTTGCAGAGATACGAATGAAATTAAGAGGCTCAACAGGAGCAACAGTGTAATTAACGACGAGAGTGTCACCCTCATCCGCTAGAATCACGTCTCTGAATCCTTTGATTACACCATCCAATACTTGACGATTTAACTGAGCCTCAGCGATGCTCTTAATGCGATTTGCTGTGAGACTGCGATTCGCTTCACCGATGAAGCGATCTAATCCGCTTCTTAGATCTCGAATCGATGCATTCACACTCTCATTTGCACTCACTTCGCTGAAAATCGGATTATCGTCAGTCAGATACGTGGTAACACTTCGCTCTACTTGATAACCGAATGCACCAAACGACAAGTTCACAATACCAGCTTTGATTGCGTCGGTTGCTTCTCTGTTTGCGTCCCAAGGGCTCACAACATCTAAAACATCGGGACGCTTACGGGTTAACGGTGTACCCACTGCGCTACCTGCCTGCATACCTGCCAGCATTAGAGCGAGGTATAGAGGAGCGAGAGTCTTAGTTTCTCCGCTCGGTGCTACATATTTGATACTTTGTCCCACGATCGCAATGTTACGATCATTCAATACATTGCTGTATGTGCTCTTTATCGATGCGATCGTTTGGCTTGCACTTGCGCCCATCCATGCATTACGCTCACGTCCTGCAATCGCTGAGTTTACTAGGTGCTTTTTGACCTCTTTGAGCTCATTGATACTTGTTGTCCAAGGGACAATGATTTGTAAATCACTCGCTTCAATTGTTTGTAGTGCGGATGTCCAATCACTCAAAGAAACAGTAGACGCTCCGCCCCCTGTTAAACGCTGAGAAATAGTCGCTACAGCACCGCTTTGAGCAAGTCGCTTAGTACCACCCGAAGCACGCTCCGCAGTCACGAGTTTTGAGGTCTGCAATGCTTGGACGACTGCATATAGATCAGCTCTAAAGAGTTTCGCATTATTCAAAGCTAGAATTGAACCCGATACAGCATCGATCTCGTTTGCTGGATACGATTCCCCTGCTGTGTAGCTTGCTACAAAACCACTTAAAGCGTTAATTGCAGAAATGAGTTCACGTAAATTTGAGTAATCTGAGGGAGTGAACGCAATCTCACCCGACACCTCGACCTCTCCTGTAAATGTAGCGTCATCAGTTGTAACAGCGATCGAGATGATTACGCTGTAACTGTTTGCACTTGTTTGCTCTGTACCATCTCCAACAGGAACTCAGAGAAATGTCGAGCGTTGATGATGAGGCCATATCAGTGACGCTCATCGATAAAGCGCCATTTGCGACCGCTTCCCCTTGTTGCCAACTCAAAGCAACATTAGAACGAGTTGCAGAGAGAGAACAAGCATCAAGAAGTGATCCACCGTAATATACAGACGCAAGATCTCCGCTCTCAATACCCTCAAAGATTTCTTCGAGTCCATCTCGTGATACTGTGATTTTACACTGATCTGTGTTCTCATTCTCAACAGTGATTAAACAGCGATTCCCTTTTGCTCCAAACACTTTGGACTTAACTTGTAAAGCGTTAGTTCCATCGGCATCGAGAAGCATAAGATTCGCTTGTGTGCTCTCTTGTACGTTTAACATAGTTAGCGATGAAACACCTGCAGGGATTCGATCATCTAACGAGGGCGAGAACGCAATCTTACCAAGTAGCGCAAGATCCGAATCACTCGCATCATACGACACGAGAGACGAGGCACTTGTAAATGTAAGCGCTTCATTCTGCTCGAATTGCGGGAATGCTCCGACTACGCATAAGTTTCCAGTCGATGCGTTTTGACCTCCGAGTGAGGAAGCATCCACCTCGGCATAGACAGCAGGTCTAAAGACTCTTAGACCGTTTAGATTTAATGATGATGGCATTTGTACACTCCTCCATTGATTAGCTCATAGTATAACATATTTACGACGTAGACACGCCCCCCTGTACTCCATCCTTAGATTGATCCGCATTGAGTACGAGTATATCTGTACCTGCGTAAACAGGTACACTGAACTCTGAAGTCGAGGGGATCGGAATACTTACATGATGATCACCCGTTACAGTGAGCCTACGTAAATATAAACCTAGCTCCTCAGCAGACAATTCTTCTTCGGGAGACAGGCCATCTGAACCACCGTACTCAACTAAATGATACCCCGACCGATGCAGAGGGCGACGAGCGATCGCCACCGAAGCCCGAGCGAGTACATGATACACTCTCGCCATGTCGGGAGATTTAGCAACGATTAATACCTCTACAGTCTCTCGAACTAAATATGTATCAACAGCAACAGCATCCGAGCCACGTCGCTCAAAGTCACCTAATACAGTTTGCTGTACATTTTCAGCTTGTGGAGAAACAACCAACATCGGTGCTTCATCTGTTCCCCTTGCGTTTCTAGTTCGGAACGTTGGGAATTGCTCTGTAAACTCAGAAAACCATGTGTTTAGTGTGGACTGTGCGACACCTTTAAAAAGTGCGTTAAAATCGCTTTGGCGTGTTTTATAGTATGTAAACCCACTCGACAACGCAGTTAATATATTTAAATCGAAGATCATTAGTACACCATCCTAATTAAAGCAGGTAGCTCTCGAAGCACGTCATCCGCAATCCTACGAGCTTTTATCCCTTTGCTCATCCATGCTTGTGGGTTTTTGTTCGAATAACTCGCTGTTCTCCAAGTTTGATAACCACTCGTTTGACTACGAGGCTTGCCCCCTGCCCCTTTTGAGTATGTGCTTGCACGTCTCACCATACCAGCAAGCGGATCACTTACGTGATGAGGTTTCAGCTTTGGAACAAGATTCGGAGGTAATCGCCCCCCATAGCGAGTTTTTCTGTTAGCGTCGGTTGTCGTCGCTTTGAGTCTCTGTACAGCGCTTCCTATCTGTTTACCATATTGCGATACGATGTCTTTTTTAGTGCGATGAAATGGAACATGTAAATACAATTGACCTGTTTTAGTGCGTCGTATGTTTCTCGTCGATTCTCTGAGTAAAAACTTACGTACATCATAAGCGCCACTTGTACCAATACCACCGCCTCCCATACCTTGTTCTACCATGTGAGCGATGATCGCCGTCGATGGTGATGCAGGGAGTCCGCAGATAAACCCATTTTCTGTCACATTTCG